GTGCCGCCAGGGACGTTCTTGACGGTCACATCCTTGCCGATCTCCGTGAGGATTTCGGCTGCGTCTTCTGACCATTCAACCGAAGGGTCCGGCATGGATTTTGCCCTATGTAAAGAAAAGGGACTCCCCCGGCGAAGGGGAGTCCCAGTTCATTGTCGCATTGGGGAGGCTTGCCTCCCCGAAACCTTACGAGGTGAAGGCGATGCGCTGGAGGGCGTTGGGGTTACCAACGGCCGAACCGACGAGCCAGAGGGCGGACATGTTGTGCTTGCCGGCCTGCCAGTTGTACCAGTAGCGCAGGGCGAAGGAGAACTTGCTGTCGGGATCCTGGACGACCATCTGCTCGCCGCCGCCGGTGGTCGGGGTGGCGGGGACACGGGTCACAATGACCAGGCCTTCCTTGCAGCTCGCCACGCCGTTGAGTCCTTCGGTGAAGGGGGTGCCGGAGGTGGGGAAGCCGTTGTACTCGGACACCGAGAAGCCGTGCAGCATCTTGTCGATGGCATTCTTCTGGATGACGTCGGACACGCCGTAGGAGTAGGTGGCGGCGACGGAGTTGTCCTGCACCAGCTGGCCCATCGCATCGGGGGAGAGGAGCAGCTTGCGATCCTTGTGGGGGAGGTTCGCCTTGGTGAGGTTCGTGGCGGCGTTGGCGACGGCCTGGCGGTCAAAGGAAGCCTTGGCGCCGGAGTAGGCCGTGTTGGCGAAGTTCGCAGCGGTCACCTTGGACAGCACGTCATCGAAGAGGGACTTCTGGACGGCGTTGGCGATGGGGGCGAAGAACAGGCGACGGAGACGCTCCAGGGAAAGGGTGGAGGCTTCGTAGTCCGTGAAGGCGACATCGACGTACTTGAGGTCGGCGATGGTCACCGGGACGTCCGTGGAGACGGCGTTGGCGGGGACGAAGCCGGCGGCGGGGTCGTAGGTCGAGGCCGTGAACGAGTCCGCATAGCGGGTGTGGACCGTGGTGCCACGCTCGGCGACGTAGTTGCCGAAGTCGGTGACGGCGATCTCGGTCAGCGGAACGAGTTCGGGGACGAGGGTGCGGAGGGACTCTTCAGCGACGAGCTGGAGGGTCAATCCACCAATGGAGTTAGCCATAGTAGGTAGGGTAGGTTAGGTTAGCGGAGAAAGTTCAGCGAAGGCCGGCGGCCCGGAGGATCGCCGTGCGGTTCTTCGTGTAGAAATCGGAGGCGGCCTTGGCGTCGGTCTGGCGGAGGGAGGCCCATTCCTGGGCGATTTCCTCATCAGACTTGGCGACGGGGGCGGCTTCGCCCGGAACGACTTCGACGGGGGTGACGCCCACTTCGGCGGCGATGGCGGCGGCCTTCTTTCCTGCGCTCTCCTGCGAGGCGAGGATTTCGGAAGCCTTGGCTTCGGCCTTGGCACGGACTTCGTTGGCGTCGGCCAGAGCCTTGGTCAGCTCTTCGACCTTGGCGAGGGACTCGGCCAGGGCGGCGGACTTTTCGCCGACGGACGCCTCAAGGGCGGCAAGCTTTTCGTTGAGGGCGGTGATCTCACCGGCCTTGGCGTCCACTTCGGCGGACTTGCCGGTGAAGGCTTCCTGCAAAGCCTGGAGTCGTTCAGCGAGCGTCATACTGCGATTTGCCAAGTGTCAAGACTTCGGCTTGCAGTCCGTTTCCACGGGGGGCGTACCCTCGTCGGGGATGTCGGGCATCTCCGGCTCGATTTCCTCCTCCAGATCGTCCTCTTCCTCCTCGTCGGACTTCTTCTTTTTCTTCTTCTTCTTGTCGCCGGAGACGGGTTCGACGCCGTCTTCCTTGTCGCCCTGGTATGGTTCGACTTCGGCCTTGGCTTCGGACGGGGACGTGATGGCGGGGATAGGCTCCTGCCTTTCGTAGTTCTGGTACGTCACGGCGTCGATGTACATCAGAAGGTCGTCGAAGGTGTTGAGTACGCCGTCAATGAGCATCTTCTCGGCGGCCTTCTTGCCGGACCAGCATTGGCCCTGCATGTCCTCGTCCTTGGCGTAGACACGGACGGACTTCACGTCGGAGATGAACCAGACGTGGTCCTCGACGACGCTCTCCTCAAGCAGCTTGCGCTGGTCGCCGGAGAGCTTGGTGCCAGGATAGCCGGCGGCCTTGGCCCAGCCGGACTTTATCAGATCGACGGCCACGCCTTCGTGCTGGTATGCTGCGCTGACGTCGATGATCGGGAGATACACGCCGATGCTTCCGATTACGGAAGACGGGGTGGCGAAAGTCTCGTCGCATTGGCTCATCAGCCACATGCCGGCGGAGCAGCATTGACGGCCGGCCCATCCGATGGTCCGCTTGGTGCAGGAACGGATGCGCTGGGCGAGTTCGGGAACGCCGGTGACCGTGCCTCCGGGCGTGTCGAAGTCGAGGATGATGACCTCGATGTTGGCGTCACGGTGGGCCTCCTCCAGCATCTCCTCGACGTCCTCGACGTCAACTGCGCCCATCATCTTCTCAAGTTCGGTCAGCCCGTTGCCGATCACGCCCTTGACCGGGATGATGCATGCGTTGTGAAACTTGACCATCTTCGGCTTGGGGCCGAAGACGAGTTCCATCATGTCCTCGATGTCTCCGGCCATCTTGGTCGGGTCGAAGAGGGCCACCTTATCAAGGTAAGCCTGGGCCTTGGCCGGCTCGATGAGCAGCTTCTGGGTCTTGAAAGCGATGGAAAGGGAGTGCATGGTCAGTCTTCAGATTCGGGTTCGACTTCGTCGTCATCCGGGTCGGCCTTCACGATCTCGCCGTCGTCACGGATGGCTTCCTCCTTCGGCTCATCAAACGCCGAGTTGACGTCCGGGATGGCCACGTTGGAGGGCTTGTAGATTGCGGCCGGCGAGATGTCGAACTCCTCGGCCAGACGCTTGATGTACGCCTTCTCGGCGGCGTTCTCACGCAGCTTCTCCTTGGGGTCGAGTCCTTCCTCAAGGTAGTTCTCGGTGAGCGTCTTGATGCCCGTCTCGATGTCGAGGCGGTTCTGCTGGGCGTCACGTCCGGCGTCCACGGTGACCTTGCGGGGCGTGGTCCAGGATACGTTGGTCCAGGTGTCGATGGGCGGCAGATCGCCGTTCTTGATTGCGTTGCCGATGACGTAACCCCAGACGGGCGTTAGGAACCGCTGCACAAGCACGTTCTGCCTGTGCGTGAAACGGCGGTCCGCCTTTGCGACCACGAAGCGCATGACAACGCCCCCTGCCTTCGTCGGATTGCCGGAAAACTCAAAGGGTAGGCAACCGGCCAAGGAGTCCCGCTGGAGATGCTCCAAGAATCCTTCAAACGTCTTGTTGGGGCGGTTCGACTCAAAGGATTCCAGCTTTTCGCCTGGAGCCAAAGCCAGCACCTTGCCGCCGATGAACGTGGAAGCCTCGCTGGGATCGGTCATGCCGTCGCCGTAGTCCTGCGGACGCATTCCGAATGCCTCGAAATCGGACTGCGAGCCGTCGAAGTTCGGGTTCTCACGGGTGATCGTCCGGGTGATGTCGGACGCCGTCTTGACCGCAAGTTTTTCGAGGCTCAATACCTCCAGCATATCGACCAGATTGTTGATGCTGTGCTGAAGTGGACTGTAGGCTCTTGCGCCGGATGCGAGTTCGGGTTCAAAGAGGTGAAGGACGGCGTTGGCCGGAACCTTTCGGCTGGAGCCGTCGGACCGAATCACGTTGTAGGATACGGGCTGGCCGTAGGGGCCGAACTCGATTCCGTCGATGGTGTTCGGGGGCGGAGACGACTGGTCGCTGTTGCCGACCCTGTGGCTCTCGATGATTTGCAGCTTCGGCTCGCCGTTGGGGCCACGGGACTTGATGATGAAGCACTCGCCGTCACGGTCCATGAGCCGGCAGATGATGTGCTGGACCTCGAAGAACGAGAACCGGCCTGTGATCTCGCAAGCCCTGGACGCCCACTTCTTGAAATAGGCTTCGGCACGGTCATCCCAGACCTCGTCGCCGCTGTTGGACTGCGCCTTGATGCCCCCGCCGATGGTGTAGAGGGCCATGTCTGACAGGACTTGACGGATGAGGCCGGCGTTCAGCTCCAACCACCGCATCTTGCGGGTGGTTTCCATCCTGTCGAAGACCGTCATGGTCTTCTTGAAGTCCTGCGGCCACGACGACCAAATCCAAGAACGCTTGTTGGAGAACTTCGCCGACTCGAAATTGGAGAAGATGCCCGGACCCGTCGTCCAGGCGGACTTCTTCGGCGTCACGTCAACGCCCTGCTTGGGGACGGTGACCTTCGCCCGTGTCCGTTTCGCCGGTTTGTCGCCGCCTTTGTCTTTTCGCATCAGAGTCCTCGGAAGTTGTTCAAGAGGTTGATGACACGCACCCTGTCGGGCGACCCGTACTTGTTGGGGTCTTTGATCATCAGCGCATAACGGGCCTCCAGCAGCGTCTCACGGATGGTCATGGGCCACTCCTTGGTCACGGTGGTCCCGGAGTCGGAATATTCCATCATCGTCTTGCCCTGCTTCAGCAGCTCGACGGCCTTGGCGACGATCTCCTCGATGTCGCAAATGTCCAGAATTAGGAAAATCCCTTGTGGCCTCGCCATTTGCGATTTGCCCGATGTAAAGAGGGGGGTCGGCGGTGGTTCCAACAACAAGACCGCCTTGCGTTTTTCCCATGACCGCCACCGCCGACCCTTGGAGGCACATTGTCACGCCCAGGCGAAGCCGTCAAGAGGCATCTTCGGATTTCTCGTCGGGCTTTTCCTCGGCCTTGCGGTTCTTGCCCCGGCCGATGAGACGGGCCATCATTGCCGGGACCATGCCCATGACCTCGGCGTCCCACAGGTGGTTCGCCCTTTCGCCGATGGGCAGCCAGATCGCCTGTCCGTTGGCCGACTTGGTGCGGTGTTCTGACTGCATCTGCTTGCGGTACTCGTCGCCGGCGTCCTCCGGGTAGGTGTGGTGGCCGGCACGGCGCATGCGGGTCAAGGCATCCTTGAAGTACAGGTTTGAGAAGAGGTACAGCTTGCACGACGCCTGTCCGACCTGGATGACCTTGGCACGGGCGTAGGGCCGGTAGGCGATCTTGATGCCGTAGGGCGTCTGGATTCGCCACGGAAACTCGTTCTGGCCAGACCCTTTGGTTGCGTTCCACCCGAAGCCGGCGCACAGCCGGTAGACCGTGTCCGTGTTCGGGCCGTCGCCGGAGTCCACGAAGACGAATGAGTCGTGGACCTCATGCCGCCTCTGCGCTTCACGCAACTGCTCCTGCGTCTCGCAGTAGCCCCATTGGACCATGCGTGACTTCCCGTCCAAGGCCCACATGCGGACAATCCAGTAATAGCCCTTGCGCTGGACGTCCACGGACATGAAACGCAGCCGTGCGAAGCTCTTGGACTTGGCGTACTCCTCCTTCATCGGAGGCTCGGTAAGTTTCATGTCCACCATGAACCCTTCCTGGTCCCAAAGCTCCAGCATCTTGTAGCCCTGCGGCATGACTTCGCCGCCGCCGTCATCCGGCTCGTCGGACCACGAAAGGGCGAGACGCTTCTGTTTGAACTCACGGCGAAGGGTTTCGTCGCCATGCTCGTCGAAGGCGATCTTCGCCCGGATGACCATCTCCGCCAGCTTGCCCCAGTCGAGTCCCCATTGTCCGCACAGGCTGTTCCAATGGAACCCGACGATGCCCTTCGGTGCGTTCTGGTTCATCGGGACGTACATGCCGGTCTTGTTCAGTTCCTCACGCACGTCGAAGGAGTCCTTGTACTTGTGCTTGCAGTTCTTGCACTCGTAGGTGCAGCCCTCCTTAACCTTGTCGATGACCCAGCCGGATGCGTCCTTGGCGTCCTCCGGGTACACGATCTGCTCCCATTCCCACGGCTGGCGGAACCCGCACTTCAAGCATGCGAAGGTCCACTCACGCCTGTCGGACTGGTTCCACAGGTCGGTTATGTCGTCGCCTTCGACGCCGCCCTGCGAGACGAGCAGGGACTTGCCCTGCCAGATGAAGGCCGTGCGACGGGCCAGGGCTTCGGAGAGGTGTCCCTTGGGCCAGAGCCAGACTTCATCGCCTCCGAGGAATCGGATTGATCGACGCTGGAGGTTCTTCTTGTTGTTGGCCCCCAGCACCCAGACGGTGTTGCGCTCAAAGCGTGTCTTCTTCCATTGGTTGCGCTCCTGCTCACGCAGCTTGGCGAA